CCAGAAGATCCTGGAACAGCTGTAGACGCAGAAGGAATTTTAGCTTATGATGTGGACGTAACTCACGGACCAGCGTCGGGAGCCATGATCATTCATGGTTTTATCGATACGGGCAAGTTACCAGAAGCACCAGTTGCTGAAGCAATCACAGCATTAAAACAAATTACTTTAGTAGAATAATACAAATTTAAAAAGGAGGAACACACATGAATATTTTTGATTTAGTACAAGCAAAAGAAATCGCTACGTATTACACAAGTAATCCGTCAGCGCAAATGACATATTTAGGCGAGACTTTGTTTCCAGCTAAAAAAAGATTAGGTTTAGACTTATCTTGGATTAAAGGATCAAAAGGCTTACCTGTTGCGTTGAGACCATCTGCTTTAGATTCCAAAGCAACTTTACGAGAAAGAATTGGGGTTCAAAAGATCGAAACTGAAATGCCTTTCTTTAGAGAAGCTATGAGAATCGGTGAGAAAGATAGACAAGAATTAAATAAAGTAGCAGGTGCTGGAAATTCAGCGTTAATTATGCCTATTTTAAACCAAATTTTTGACGATGTTTCTGAATTAGTAGAAGGTTCAAGAGTACAAGCTGAAAGAATGAGAATGCAATTACTATCAACAGGTAAAATTGCAGTAACTGATAATAGACAAGTATTGGACTATGATTATGGACATCCATCAGGTAATAAAGAGACTTTGACTGGAACAGCTATGTGGTCAGATACAACCGACTCTAATCCAATTGCGGATATTCTAAGATGGCAAGATGCAGTTGAAGAAGCTACGGGTGTTAGACCACAACAAGCAATGTGTACTCGTAAAACTTGGAATTACTTAATTGCAAATGCTAAAATTAGATTAGATTTAAATCCAGTTGGTGGATCTAATATTATTATGACAGATTCTATGATGAAAAGTTATTTAGACCAAAAATTAGGTATTCAAATCGCAGTTTATAATAAAAAGTTTAAAACTGAAGGCGGATCAGCAAGCCAGTTTTTCCCAGATGAAGTATTTACGTTGATTCCAACAGGTAATTTAGGAAACACTTATTATGGTACAACTCCAGAAGAAAGTGATTTAATGACTGGAAGCTCAACTGCTCAAGTATCAATTGTTAATACAGGCGTTGCAGTTACTACACTTAAAGAAGCTCACCCTGTGAATGTACAAACAATTGTTTCTGCAATTATGCTCCCTTCGTTTGAATCAATTGATAGCGTGTTTATCGCAACAGTTCATGCGTAAAAATAATAATAATTAATTGAGATATAGCGAGACTAAATCGACCTTACAAGGGATTTCTAAAAAGATTTTTCTTGCTATATTTTTTTATTAAAAAGGAGGAGATCATTGAAAATAAAAGTGAACAGGAATGTAAATTATAGTGGTAAGCTATTTAAAGCAGGCGAAATAGCAGAAGTCGAAGAAAAATACGAAACACAAATGAAAAAATTTGGCACAGTTGTTGAGGAGGTTGGAGTAGATGAGTCAGAGGAAACTTCAAACGAAGCAGTTGAGAGCGTTAAAAGAGATGTTAAAAATGACGCTAAGGACGATAAACCTGGGAAAGTAGCTTGTCAATATTGTGAAAAAAAATACTCAGCAAAGGGTGTTAAAAGACACGAGGCAAGTTGTGATAAAAATCCCGATAACGAATAATAGAAGGGGGTGACTTAAATGCCCGTAACTGATATAAATTTATTAAAATTCAATTTACAAGAAAAGCAGTTCCCGTATTTTGATGATGATGAATTAGACTTATTATTGGAGATAGCAAATGGGAATGTTAGTTTGGCTAGTTATAAAGGTTGTCTACTTAAAGCCCAAAATGACGCAATATCATTAGGGCCTATAGATATCGTCAGCAATGAAAAATACTGGCTCAGACGTGCAAGAGAGTTTACACCAAATAATACCGGATCAATTGGGCGAGGTGATGAATAATGCCTATTAATAAATCAAGAATAAAGGCAAAAGTTTCCCAAGCAATTTCTAATCTCCCAACATCAATAACTTTATGGCGAGACGTTTTAATTTCTGATGGATATGACGGTGGATCAACAATCCCGCAAGAAGTTTCAACATTCGATGGATTTTTAGACGCGAGTAAATCGGCTATTAATGCGGATTCTACAAATCAAAGTGATTCAGGAATGTTGAAAATTGTTAAAAAAATTAGTCTTCTTACAGTTTATGATGATTCGTATAAAATACAAGTAAACGATTATTTTACGGTAGACGGAGTTAAGCATAGGATCGTATATCCGAGAAACCAATATGAAATTTATTGGGAATGCGAATGCGAGGTTGTAAAATGATAAAATTTGATATAAGCCAGGTAATGGCAACTTTAGATTCATTAACAGCAAAGCAAAAAGCAGGGCTTACTTTATTTGGCGATACTTTAGGAAAAAAGATGGCGAATGAGGCTAAAAAGAATAAGCCTTGGGAAAATAGAACAAGTCACGCAATGCAGAGTATAGACTCGTATACAGCTTGGGAAAAAAATACGCTTATTATCGGAGTAACCGGCGGAATGGATTATTCCCCATTTTTAGAGTTTGCTCATGAAAAGAAATATGCGGTTTTATATCCCACAATATTAGATAACAAAGAAGCCTTTATAAAAGGCGCGAAATTAATTACGGGGTAGGTGAAAAGTATGGACGCAAACATGAAAATTTTTGATCACTTGACATCTAAGGGTGTTGAAGTACATTTCCCCGGGATTAAAAGTGGTAAATGTGAAGCGCCTTATGTTGTTATCAAAGATATGGGGCAAACAGGAAATAGCTATAATGGCTCCAAAATAATCCATATGCTTATTTATACACCTCAGGTTAGTTATATCACTATGATTAATCTAAGGGATCAAATAAAGATGTTTATGGACGAATTGAGTTATATTAAAACAGGTAGTGAAACGCCTGTTATTATCGAAGATGACATTAAAGCATTCTCGAGTTCTATCGAGTATCAAGTGTTTAAAAAAAATTAATTAATTAAAGGAGGATTTAAAATGGCATTAACAGAAGGAAAATCACTCGTAAATATAGTTAGAGCGGAAATTGTTACTGAAGAAACCACACCAATTACAATTACTTTTGACACAGCGCAAGAGGCAAGTGTTGAACCATTTGTTTCAGAGGGTGAAGAAAATATTCAAAGAGTTAAGAATAAAATTTTAGCAGTAAATAGAACAGAAGATATCGTTGTAGGTTATGATACTACCTTGATAAATAACACATTAATTGCTGAAGCTTTAGCGATTATTGATGGAGGCACTTTAAGTTATTCATTGGTAACATTGGCAGAAGCGTTAGGCACAGGCGATGATACTGAAGTAGTTTTTAATTTCAATGAAACACCGATTTCAATTCAAGCTATTTATGTAGATGGTGTTGAAACCACAGATTTTACAGCAGTAGGTGGAGCCATTACAATGGATACAGCACCAGCTTCAGGGATAGCGGTTACCGGCGATTGCACATATGCGGTATCTACATTTGAAACAGGCGCTGAAGTTGTAGGCTATAATGCACCTATCGCAGGAACCGCCGTTGCAAGAAAATTATTTACACTTAATTTATTCACAGAAGAAAAAGATATTGATGGCGAAACATTAAAATATGCGAAGTTTAGTTTTGCGCATAATAAAGGTACGCCAGTAAAATATTCAATTAAAGATGGAGAGTTTTTTGTACCGGAATTCACAGCAAAAGCAAGACCAAAATCCGGAGAAAGCCCATTAAGTATAAATTATTTAGATACATTACCAACATTAGCATAATGGAAGAGGGTTAAGGATAACCTTAGCCCCTTTTATTAATAATAAGGGAGGAAATTATATGGCAATTACTAGTTTAGACGCAATAAAAAAACAGGCACAACCAAAAGAAATAACTTTACCTGGATGGGAAGAGGGCGAAACAATAACAGTACTAGCAAAACGGCCTTCAATTTTTATGCTCGCATCAACCGGAAAAATACCAAATGGATTACTAAATACGGCTAAAAAGATGTTTACAAATGAGGTTGATCCAGATGTAGACTTTAAGGATATAGCAAAAGTTATGGAGTCAATTGCAGGATCCGCTTTAGTTAAACCGACATTAAAAGAATTATACGATGCGAATATAACATTGACAGATGACCAAATGGCTTCATTATTCAGTTTTGCCCAAGGAGGTATCAAGGAACTGGAGCGATTTCGTACGGACGAGTCAAGTAATGAGGGTGATAAACCTCTCGACGACTTACCAAAAGAGACCATCGGAAATTCTTAACATTGAAGATGATTATCTAGCGTTTTGCTTTGATGAGGCTTGTATGTACATAACACAACAAATTAAAGATGACAAAACCCCTAGATTTTCAGACATAAATAATAACATTAAAAACAATTCTGAGTTCATAGCCGAATTCGGAAAATCTTGATGGAAGTAGGTGAAATAAATGCTCAATGCAGGAACAGTTGTAGCGGAAATGCGATTAGACGCAAAGAAATTTAAGCAAGGCGTAGGCGAAGCGAAAACATCATTAAGAGATTTAAAAAATGAAGAATCTGGTATGAGTTCAACAATGACTAAAATGTCTGGTGGTATGACTAAGGCCGGAAAATCTATGAGTAAGAGTGTAACGTTGCCATTACTGGGTATCGGAGCCGCGGCTGTAAAAGTAACGGCTGATTTTGAATCAGCAATGTCAGAAGTTCAAGCAATAGCAGGAATTACAGATAAATCATCAAAAGCATTTACTGATCTTGAGGCAAATGCGAAACAGCTTGGTGCGACAACCGCATTTAGTGCGTCAGAATCTGCTGAAGGTATGAAATATTTAGCTATGGCGGGCATGGAGACAGATGAGATAATAGCTGCGATGCCTGGCCTTTTAGATCTCGCCGCGGCGTCCGGTACAGACTTAGGAACAACTGCGGATATAGTTTCAGATTCATTATCAGCTTTTGGGTTAGAGGCAAAAGATTCAGGTCATCTTGCTGATGTTATGGCAGTAGCGAGTTCTAAAGCAAATACTAATGTTGAAATGCTCGGAGAATCGTTTAAATACTCAGCGCCTATAGCTAAAGCGTTCGGTATGAGCGCAGAAGAAACTACTACCGCATTATCTATGATGGCAAACTCTGGAATAAAAGCAGGGCAAGCAGGTACAACTTTAAGAAGCGCATTAACTAATTTAGCTAAACCGTCCGAAGACGCAATTTATTGGATGAACGAAATGGATTTGTCTACAGTAGATGCGCAGGGAAATATGCTTGGGTTCAATGAAATAATGGGCCAGGTTAGAGAAGGTTTTAAAGGTATGACACAAGAACAACAATTACAAGCATCAACCGCTCTTTTTGGAAAACAAGCAATGTCTGGAATGACGGCCGTTTTAGAAACAAGTACAGAAGATTTTGATGCGTTTACTGAGCAACTTGTAGATGCAAATGGGGCTTCTAAAGAAATGGCAGAAACGAGATTGGAAAATCTATCGGGCCAATTAACACTTTTAAAATCAGGTGTAGCAGGCGCAGCGATTTCAATAGGTGAAACATTAGTACCAATGATAAAAACTGTTGTAGAGAAGATCCAAGAATGGACAGCAAAATTTAATGAATTGAGTCCTGAAATGAAGGAAGTAGTTGTAAAAATTGGTTTAGTTTTAGCAGTAATGGGCCCATTATTATTAATCGTAGGAAAAATAATAGCGGTTGTGCAAGTATTAACAGCGTTAGCACCATTATTAGGTACAGCGTTTACAATAATGACAGGGCCGATAGGGCTAGTAATCGCAGCGATCGCCGCGGTTATTGCAATAGGCGTTTTACTTTGGAAAAACTGGGACGAAATAAAAGTATTCGCGCAACAATTGTGGGATAAAATAAAGGAGATATTCAGCGGGATAGTGGAATCAATATCAACAGCTTTTAACGATATGGTCACTAATATAGTAAATTTTGGTATAGAGTTCAAAGAAGCTGGAAGATTATTATTTACGGCGTTTTGGAATAAAATAAAAGAAATATTTGGTTGGATAGTGGAATCAATATCAACAGCTTTTAGCACATTAGTTACTAGCATAGTAAATTTTGGCGTGGAATTTAAAGAGGCTGGAAGAGCTTTATTTACAGCACTTTGGGAAAAAATAAAAGAAATATTTGGTTGGATAATAGAATCAATATCAACATATTTTAGTACTATGGTAACCAATATATTAGGTTTTGGACAGGGATTTAAGGATGCTGGAACAGAAATATTCAATAGGCTTTGGGATGGAATCAAAGGTGTATGGAATAAATTATCAAGTTGGGTTAGTGACAAAGTTAGTTGGATAAAAGAAAAATTAGCTTTCTGGAAAAAAACAGAGAAGAAAATGAATAAATCCAGCGTTAAAACATACAGTTCTTCGAGTAGTATAGCAGATCCTTATAAAAATCAAGCCCAACATTACGCACAAGGAACTACAAATGCTAGAAAAGG